CGGTGCGGGAGTGATATCGTATGGCATATAGTTGTAAGGCCAGTTACCGCGATTAGACCACTCATTGCGCATATGGACGTCATTACGACGAAACGAGAGCATGAATCCTGTTGTTAATCCATGAGTCTCCAGTTCAAACTTTTTTGTCCCTGCAACATTTTTCATGGTATGTTCGCGTACCTGCTTGATCAGGTATTTCTGTTCCTTGGTCGCGAACAGACGCTGTTCGTCCTTTGACAGGAAACCGTATGTACAGAGAAGGTGAACGTCCGCATTCCATCCTGTGCGATGGTCGTCATACGATTCCAGTTCTAACGCTACGTCGGGTGGTGTTTGAAGGAATCGGTAGAATTGCATATATTGTAGATTGAAGTTGGGTGCGATGTACGGGTAGTTATTCTCACTGTCTAGTACGTCGCGGATTTTAAACAGCTGTTGAATGGGACGAAATGTCACATGCACGTGCATTTCGTTGTATTGTAGACTTACTAAAGGCACCGCGCTCTGTGTTTTCTGACAGAACCATGCGTTGAGGGGGATGAGCAGCTGGCGACCACGGATGGAGGGCTCAGCGCCGTTCTGCGACTCCGTATAAAACGCGTTGGGATACACATTGACTCTGGATCCCGAATTGGCTGGGTCGTTGTTCTCGGGTATGTGTCCCGACATTTTGTAGAATAGTTCGCGTTTGTCGGCAGGGAGGTCGCGCTGCACCATGGCCAATAGGTATTCGCCGCTGTACTCCTGGATCGTGAAGTTACCACAGGTGATGGATATGTTTGCGATCATCATGGCGCCTATGTGGTCAATCCATTTGAACTCGTAGGGTATCCATGCACCCGTATTAGCCGCGGGATCAATATCGTTCGTTTTAGGAGGCATGATGGGTGACCAGATATTGGGCAGGGTGACAGATACACATGCGTCCATGAGCAGGTCGGCGTATCGTGGAATCTTAAAAGACATCTTCGTCTCTTCGCTCATACGGAGGGTTCGTACGCCATCAAAGTCGACTCGGAACCGCTGTAAAGCGAAATTGGTATATTTGCTGTATGCCACTTTGAAAAATGTTTTGCTTGGATTTCCCGTTAGGATCACGTCTTTGTCTCCATGTTTTGATATTTGCATGAGACCTCCTGGCATGATCTGATTTGTCTTACTGTACTCATACATATAATATTTAAGCCGTTGCAAAAATAACCCCTTGAGCTAAGTGTTATTACACTGACGAACAATCAAAAATAAGATATTTCAAATGTTCATGGGAACATACCTTTGGTCGGACGAAGATCAAATAAAAAATGTCTCGGTACCGTAGACAGGTAAGTAAATCCAACTGACTACAATATGAGTGATGCATCAACACCAATATTACCAAAAGACGCTGGAGCCGCCGCATTTAACTCAGTGAAGGACGGAATCAAGAACATGAAAAAACAGTACATCGTCGGTATGCTCATATTTGTGATGGGTCTCGTCTGTGTATGGCTCATTTGGTTTTTTCACAAAATGAGTGTGATGGAGGAAACCACATGTAAAGAGTTCAACTCGCTATACGGAACTGTGAATGGTAAAATAAGTTCGTTGTTATCAGCATTAAGCATAGACTCAAAATACCTGTTCTATGACTACTATATTAAGACAGCATACAACTGTTGTAGTACAGGTGACTACAAGAATGGAGTTGTATCCACATGTGCGTTAAAGAGTCTATTGAAGCAGGGTGTTCGTGGATTAGACTTTGCGATCTACTCCGAGGGCGACGAACCTGTTGTCGCCACGTCGACGGTGGATAACCGTTATGTGAAGGAGACGCTTAATAGTACAAAGTTTAGTGACGTTATGACGATTTTGACAAGCTATGCCTTTTCGGCGGGATCGGTTCCAAATCCAGATGATCCTATCGTGATTCATATCCGATTCAAGAGTGAGAATATTCCCATGTACAATAACCTCGCGAAGATATTTAAGGGGCATACTAGCCGACTACTCGATACCGACAAATACGGTAACGAAAACAACTTCAAGAACCTGGGCAAGGTACCGATCCAGCTCTTGATGGGTAAGATAGTGGTAATTGTCAATAACAATAACAGAACATTTGCTGATGTCCCTTCTCTGTACAAGTATATCAATATGACGAGTGGATCCATCTTCATGCGTCAATTGTCCGTGAACGAGGTAGTGAACAATCCCAACACAGTGGAGCTAACGCAGTACAACAAACGAAATATGACTATTTGTATTCCCAACGAGAAAGAGCTATCTCCTCCTAATCCCAGTTCCATTCTCTGTAGGAACCTGGGAATCCAGATGGTTGCAGTGCGCTACCAAACTAGCGATGTCAATCTTGAAGAGCAGACGCACTACTTCAACACCGAGAATCATGCGTTCGTGCTAAAACCTGCCAAGTTTAGATACATACAGAAGTGTATCCCTATTCCCAAGAAGCAGAACAAGGCGTTATCCTTTGCGCCCAAGAAAATGGATGGTCCTCCAGGAACCAAATTCGCCATCTAGGGTTCCGGTATCACTGTTTCTCTCTACACTTCAAATATATCATCTCTTATCAACTATTCTTTTCTTTTCGGCGTACACTGTATACTATACACCGAATAGACCCATTATCAATGAAGTTTCGGCATCCCAGTTGCGATTCAAAAATGTCGTTCCAGGAGTGCGAGATGGCGATCCTGCGCACGGCCGTAGACAAGGCGGACGAGATCCAGTCCAAGCGCGTAGTGAACTCCGTCGATGTCCAGAAGATGATTTCTATTGTAGAACAGTTTCTGCGCCGAAAGAAGCTCATATGCTACGGCGGCACCGCCATCAACGCACTATTACCGCACCAGGACAAGTTTTATAACAAGGATACCGATTTAGCAGACTATGATTTTTTCAGCAAGAACCCTGTGAAGGATGCAAAGGATTTGGCGGACGTATTCTTTAAGGCGGGGTTCGATGAGGTTGAGGCGAAGTCAGGACAGCATCACGGTACGTACAAGGTATTCGTCAATTTCATCGGTATGGCGGACATCACATATCTACACAAAGACATATTTGATACGCTTCAGAAGGACGCCCGCAAGATCGGAGGCATCCTCTACACGCCACCCAACTACCTGCGTATGTCCATGTACCTCGAACTCTCGCGCCCCGAGGGAGACGTTAGTCGGTGGGAGAAGGTGTTAAAACGTATCTCTCTACTGAACAAACATCATCCTCTCAAGAAGATGAATTGTGACAAGGCGGACTTCCAGCGCGAACTATCACCTGCCACACAGGAGTTGATTAATAATAACAAATTGTATGCTACAGTGAGAGACACACTCATTGATGAGGGAGTAGTGTTCTTCGGAGGGTTCGCCATGTCCACATATTTGAAGTATATGCCCGCACACGTGAAGAAGACGATGGGGAACACACCCGATTTTGATGTCTTCTCCGAGGACGCTAAGATGACAGCGACTATTCTTAAGGAACGATTGGAGGACGATGGGATCGTGGGAGTGAAGGTATGTCGTAAAGATAGTGTTGGTGAGGTTGTGTCACCACATTACCAAGTCATTGTAAATAATCTGGATACCGTTGCATTCATTTACGAGCCCATGGCGTGCCACAACTACAACAAGATTCGCATTGACGGATCTACTGTGCGTGTCGCCACGATTGATACAATGCTCAGTCTATATCTTGCATTTTTGTACTCCAAGAGAGAGTACTACAACCTAGATCGCCTACTATGTATGGCCAAGTTCCTGTATGAAGTACAAGAGAAGAACCGACTTAACCAGAAGGGTGTTCTGAAACGGTTTAGCATAAACTGTTATGGGCGTCAGGAGACAAGGGAAGGCATGCGTGCAGAGAAGGCGGAGATATACGAAAAACTGAAGTCAGATAAGTCGTCGAAAGAGTACGAAGAATGGTTTTTGAAATATCGTCCTGGCGATACGGAGTCCGATGAGATGGACAACGATAAGCATACGACCAATAAAAAGATGAAGACAAGGAAGAAGAGTACTACGACTACGATTAAGAAACATACACGAAAGAACAAGAAGACGAAATCAACAAGGAGTCATACAAAGAGGAAGAAGAACAAGACAGAGAGAAAGGATCGTGTGGCTCATTACTTGAAGAAGTTAATGGGGCGCAATAAATAGGAACATGACATTACAATCTCATCTACGAATCATATATGTAGATGAGTTTAATATATAGAAATATCTTGTTGTACTCACATATAATGGCACCAAATAAAAAGAGCACTGGAAAGAAGAACGGACATACAAAGGTAGATAAGAATAACAAACAGATTCACACTGCTCCCATCCAACGCGGTCCCAATGATCATATGCCGTTTGTGAGTATTTGTACGCCTACTTTCAACCGTCGCCCCTTTTGGCCTATGGCGATCAAGTGTTTTGAGGAGTACGACTATCCCAAGGACCGCATGGAGTGGATCATTCTTGATGATGGATCCGACAAGATTGAGGACCTGGTCAGCCACATCCCCCAAGTCAAGTACTTCAAGTATGACAAGCAGATGATTCTGGGCAAGAAGCGAAACCTCATGCACGAAAAGACGAAGGGTGATATCATCATCTACCAGGACGACGATGATTATTACCCCCCTGAACGTGTTCCACATGCCGTCCAGACATTGACTGATAACCCGAAAGCGTTGTGTGCGGGATCTAGTGTCGTTTTTGTGTATTTCAAACACATTCACCAAATGTACCGTTTCGGTCCATATGGTCCGAAACACGCGACTGCGGGCACCTTTGCATTTCGTCGGGAGCTATTGAAGCAGACGAAGTATGATGATTTCAAGGCGCTCGCAGAAGAGAAGGATTTCTTGAAAGGATACACTATCCCGTTCGTACAGATGGATCCATTAAAAACGATTTTGGTATTTTCCCACGACCATAACACGATTGATAAACGAGATCTTCTTGTGCACGCTCCTAACCCCACATGCAATCCCGACATGAATGTGAAGGTGGAAGATTTCGTGAAGAGTAAATCTGCCTACAAGTTTTTCATGAAGGACATTGATGCACTTCTCGCTGACTACAGTCCAGGTGAAGTGAAACACAAGGAGGAAGTAATCAATCAGATCAGACTCCTCAAAGAGGGTAGAGCCAAACAGACGGCGGATAACCAGAAACTTCACAATGACACAATGCAGCGAGAAGAAGTTAAGAAAATAATAGAAGCTTCAAATCAACGTGTCGAAGAAGAACGTCTCAAAGCGATCACAGCGATTATTAAGAGTAAGAAACTACTTGAGCGAGTACGTGAGTATGAGAAAAGGTTCGCGTCGGAGATCGGAAAGATCACTACAAACGAGGAGATTGACCGTGAAGTGGCCAATCAGGAAATCCCTATCAACATTGTGCTAAAAAAGGCTGCATTCAACGTGATACAACGTGAAGAGACGGGCGAAACTTCAATAGAGGTCATTAACAATATAATGAAATTCATCACACATAACAATATTGATATGATATTGGAAGTGAATGGGACTGATGTAAATATATCGTCCGACAAAAACGAGCTGTCTATCACGCCGATCAAGGTAGATGAGTGGAAAGACTTCAATATGAAGAATGCGCAACAACAGGATATGAATCCAAACCCGATGAACCATGTAGTAGGCGTGAATACGAACATCACTGGGTCTACAACCACCACAGAGGAAGAGACCACAGTGATGACACAAACAGGTTGTAACCATGCCACCGCGACCAAGGCGTTGGGTGCGACGGGCAACGATGTGATTGAATCTATTATCAACATTGATCAATAC